ACTTTTTGGCTGCCATACTGTCCTTCGTATTGCGTTGTGCCGGTTGGGGGCGAACCCCCAACCGACAGACGGACTATCGGTTACTTACTTACGGAACATCGAAACGGCACTAGCCGAATCAATGCGGACCTTCCAAGTACCGCTCAACGTGGCGGCAATCGTGGCAAGACCAACCAGAGTCACACCCACACCAGCGGTGAGGGTAATAACATGGGTGGCAGCGGCCTTATTCACAATCGTGAATTCGAACGAAGTTCCAACCACATAATCAGTTGCCGCAGCCACAATTAAAGCGGCCGTTGGGGTTGTTACCGCACGGGCCGCAGTTGGTGTCTGGGTAAAGATTTTGCTATCAATAACCTGCGCCGCTGTTTGCAACGTTGCCTCATCGGCCATTGCTACCTCGGTGCTATTTTCCAATTGTGCCACCCATGCCGCTACACGCGCACGAGTTAAGGCACCAGATGTTGCATTTGCTACTAAAGTCATGATTTCTCCTAATTATTACTGGGTATTTGAGTAGGTTTTATTGCTTTTGTTTGAGGGGCTTTCGCCCCCCAATCAAAATCTTATTACGCCGTCTTGGCGGTTAGTACACCTTGCTTCTTGCGGTTACGGACAGTCAGGTTGCCGTAGCACATGATGAGCGCATAGCGGGCATCAAGGTCTTCCGGACGAATGAACTCGGTCTGTTGGAACCACTTCGCTGAGTGACCAACAAGTGTGATGTACTTGCTGTTCAGGAAGTAGAACGCACCCGTTGGGCAACCCATGTCAAACATGACAGGAGCGGCCTTAAAGAGCAAGTTCTGGAAGCCAGCATCGGCTGTCTTCGTGTCCGAGTAGCGCAGGTTCGGCTGCAACAGAGCCTCGTACTTCTCAAACAAGAGTTGAGTTGTCAAGAGGGTGTCTGGGTGGTCATTACCAACCGACACAGTGTTGTAGGCCGTGGCCATCTTGGCAAGGGTCAGCGCCTCAGAGACGCTGTCCTTGTGCGACTTCCACCATGTGTAGGTCGCGCTGTCGATGTTGCCGACTGTGCCGGTGTTGTCAACCAAGTTGCCAAGACCGTTCCAGTCCTTGCCACCGTTGCCGGCACCAGATGCGAAGAACATCGTGTTGAAGGCTTCACGCATGGACTCTTCAGCCTGCATGATTTTTGCTTCCAACAGGTTGATGATTTCTTGCTCGCCGTTGTTCTTGGCTTCCTCGATACCTGAAATCGAGATGGAAGCAGCGTACTGCTTCCATTCGAACTCGGCAGCACTGATGCCAGTCTGTGGGGTGAGCGCGATTGTGTCGAAGCCGCTGTACGAACCAACGGTGTCGTTGAGGCCGTAAATCAAAGGCTCAACAATCTTGGTACCACCACTGAGCATGCGGATACGACCCTTTTCCATCAACGCGTAGGTCAATGGTCGAGCCGAGAATACGTTGTCGGTCAACTGCTTGCGATAATTCGCAAGGGTTGTAGTTAGGATTGCGTCAAAATTACTGTTTGCCATGAGATTCTCTCCTTAAAGAGTTACTCGCCCAGTTCCCGCTTTGCGGCGTCCCAGGCGTCTTTTAGTGATGTGATAGGTGCGGCTGACACGTCGGCACTTGATGCTGTAGAACCGCCCGAAACAATTGACGCCTGTCGCTTGGACTCCGTGATTCGCCTGGTTTCATCCAACTTCTGTTGTTCTACTTTGTTGGTTTCCATGCGGTTCTCGAAAATCCTATCGAAAGCGGATTGCTTAAAGACTGCCTCTAAATCCGTTGTCCCCGTGGCTATTGCCTTGGATAAAACTTCATCAGCATTAAAATCCTCGCCGTATCTTGCCTGAAGCGTTTGAACAGTTTTGTTCAACTCATCCATGGCCTTCTGTTGTTCGAAGACCTGAACTCGCTGCTCTAACTGCCGATACTGTTTGGCAACCGGGTCTGCGAACAATTCATCTTCCTCAGATGGCTGTTGCTGCGTACCGTAATGTTGACTTAACAGTTCCAGAGTGCCGGCTGGATTGTTTTGCAGGGCTTCCTGCAACGCTGAACCAAACTGCACCTGTCGCCTTTGCTCGCTGAGTTCCTGTGTCTTGCGGGTATAATCCGCTTGACGCTGGTATCCAGAAAGCGCCTCCTTGAGTGGGACCTTGACTTCTTTCCCGTCAACGACCACCGAGACATATCTGTCTCCGTATTCGTCAGCCGATAAAAGGTCAACTTCTTGCTCTGGTGTGGCTTCAACTACATCGCCTTCGACTTCTTGTCCCAAGTCCGTGGTTTCGACCACATCTACGGGGGAAATCTCCGTCACGACTTCATCGCTAATTGCTGTACTCATTTATGGAGTCCTTTTCGGGTTGCTCTACCTATAGGGGTTTATCGTTACATTTCCGTGCCATCAGGCATCACACGGGGTCCCGGCGGCATCTCGGGGGGCATACCCTGTGGGGGCAAACCATCAGGACCAGGCTCCGGGATACCCTGCGGGCTGATGGGCTGTGGGCCCATCTGCGGCTGAAGAATAAACGAACCTGCCGCCTTGATACCAAAACCGTACTGAAGAACATAGTTCGCCAACTTTGGCATGTCGATGATACCAGCACCCGCAAAGGGTGCCATAGCATCCACAACCTGCATCGCCATCTGACGACGAACCGACTCATTCACGGGGGCGGTAGAACCACCCTCGACCTCAAAGTCGAACTCACCCTTGATATATTCGCTATCAAAGTTCAGCCAAGCCTGTTGGGCGTTCATCCCGACAACCCTGATTGCCTGCTCGCCAGTCATGTACTGCTGTGCCAGCATTACAAGCCTGCGAGCACAAGCCGCAATACCAGCCTCCACAATCGCTAACTTGTCAGCAACACGAGCGTTCGAGGCGTCATTGATAATGCCCGCCTCGGTAGCCGTACGTCGAATCTCACTTACAGTACCACTTTGGTACTCATTCACACCCGAAACCCACTTGATGTCTTCGGCAATCAGACTGGACTGGTTGTAGAACTCGGGGGGGTTAATAATCGCCGGCATCGGCAGAATGACGTTCTGCAACGGCTCTTCCGTAATAACGGGAACCATCACATTGTCCTCATCCGATTCCAACGAAGCACGCCCGTCGCCATCAAAGGCAGACTCTTTGAACAGCCACTTACGGGAGTACCGCTTACGGTGGTTCATCATCTGCGTACGGGTCTGGTTCAACTCATGCTGTAGCGGCTCAATGGCTTCCAGTTCACCCATTGGGTAGAAGGTTTCTGGAACGTCATAGTTCCGCAACATGACAAAAGGGTGCCCGAAAGAGAAGGGATTCTTGGTGGGGTTGACAAGGAACTTGTCAGCCCCGTCGCAGAACACAGAGATGGTGTCTCGGTCAATATCGTAATATTCCCAAATCTCCACATAGGAATCTTCGGCGCTCATATACTGGCGCGGACGATAATCCTCGGTGCCCCACTTGGAATAGTGACTAGGGGCTGCCTCAACCCTTGCCGTCGTGTTGTAACGACGGTCCTTCTTGACCTCTTCCAAAGGACGACGAATACGCTGGGCAATCCACTTAATGTCGGACATACCGGTCGCATCCGGGTCAACAAACACGTCGAACGGAGACACGCGCTCCACAAACGGCCTGTCCTCGGTGATAATCAGGTCACTCTCGGTGATTGACTCTGGAGTCAACGCCGCCAACTCGTCAGAGTTGTCGTAGTTCTCCTTCTCTTTTTCCACAAAACGGTAACCCGTCTTGAGCCATCCGTGACCGGCAATAACCATGTCCTTGGTGGCACGACGAAACTCTGGCTGGCATTCAAAATGCCGCCACCAATAGTTCACAATTTCCTCCGTGACAACAGCACGGTCGGCGTCCTCGGGACGACGAGCATTCACCGTTATCTTGGGGTAGTTGACGGTGACACCGGGAAGGATGACGTTAATCGTGGCGAAGGCAACGTTAATTAAAAGACGGTCTTCGCTGTTCTGGGACACCTTGTAGTGCTTGCCCCGATACAGGTCAATGAGGCGACTCCAAAGGTCGTCGTACTCTTCCTCTTTGCGCCACTTCTTGGACTGCACTATCTTCGAGCGATACGCCGTCAGCAAGTCTGCGTTGGATTTTCGTGCCATTATCGTACCATCCTATTTGGGTTGGTGGTTTGTAATATGGTCGATAACGATAGTTCGCAAAACACCGACCTCATCCCTGACTTCTTTGATGTCCGTTTTCATGTCAGACCTTGCGCCTTTAATTTCATCCCACAGTTTGTTGATTAAACCCGTCGTATCGTTGGAACCACGCTTGATAAAGGCGGCCAACAAACTACCGACCACAGCAACTGACGCTGAAAAAACTGCCGCAAGTCCGACATCCATCAGATGAGAATTTTCCTTGTCGAAATTTTCTCCGCCGTAATCCCAGCCGCCAATGCCTGACTCTCTTGGAGTATCTGGCGCTGTCTAACGGTTGGGCCATGAAAGTCCTCTTTGCCATAAGTAAACCCCAGACTGACCGTACCAACGTGGCACTTAAAGCAAATGGAACCGCGATTGGGCAATTCTGAGTCCACAAAAGTGTTCAAACAGGTAATACAGCGGAATTCTTTCATCCCTATAGGCGTGTTCGTTACTATTTCAAAGTTGACTGGTTACCACGCACATTGAAAGCCCCAATGGACGGGGATTTGACCTTCGTCACCTTGACAATACGCTCACTCCACCAGTCCAAGGTGTTGCGCTTTGGCCTCATGTCAACCCGATATTCAGGCAACCAGACATACTTGAGCATCTGGTTGGCAATCGCCAGGGATATTACCCTGTCGTCGTGGGGTGAACCATGCGTCTTCCCGTTCGATTCACGGACGAAAGTCCTGAGTTCGGCCAGCGTGGCCGAACATGGGACCCAAAGGGAACCATCACGCATCGCTCCATTCAACTCGTCAATCGCCAAAGGCTTAGAAACCGATGTCGTTCGCCAACCCAGGGCTTCCCCGATTGTCTCATACGCCTTGCCCAGACGGCGCTGTCTGAAGATATTCTTATAACCAGCGCGTTGCAACGCTTTCAGCGTTGTCAACCCGTGGTTATTGGACTCGGGAGCGACTAGCGCCCCATTGTAGTACCGACCAAGGGCATACAGAATTTCTTCACCAAAGATGTCGGGGTCCACATGACCGTGCCAATGTGCCACAATTGTTCCGCTCTCGGCATCAATGACATGGGCCGAACTGTAGTCACCGTGACCGAGCCCTTCCGCCACATCCGCTCCGATGACATAAACAACCCCCAACTGTGGAAAGTCCCAGATACACAGTTCTCCGCCATCTTCCCTAAAAAGGTATACATTCTTCCCTTGCTCCTTGTGGAGGTAACCACGCTCGGGTTCTTCAATCTCCATGTCCCTCAGGGCATCCAGGTCAAATACGGGACGACCCGAACGAATGAATGCTTCTTCAGCGTTATCGGGATACTCTTGCGCGAGTTGCCAGTCTGGCAGGTCGCGCTGCTTCGTGGCATACCACGCCGCATCGCGCCCGGACGCCGACCACGGAAAAAATATACCAACAAATCTATTCGTCTGAGTTTGCGAACCAACCCAGAGTTCATGAAAGATGTTTCCCTCACCGTTAGCAGTACTCAAACAGATAACACGACCGCCGACATCGGCAATCGGCTCGATGGACGCCCATGCCTCACTTGGGTTCGGCAAGAACGCCATCTCGTCAATGATGACCAAATACACAGACTCTCCACGCGCAGGGTCGTTACCGCTAGGCAACGACTCGATTGAAGAGTCATTCGCAAATACAAGTTTCAACTGGTTGTCCGACAACAAGTCGGGCCCCCTGGCCCGAACCCACTGCGGAAGCATCTTGTAACCATACTTGGTTTTCTGTAGCAACTTGGCCGCTTCGCGCTCGGTACGGGACAACATAATCACAAACCTGTCAGGCCAAAAGAATGTTAACCAGAACGCATATGCGGACGCAAGTGTCGAAAAGCCGATTTGTCTGGCTTTCAGGACAATCGAGTATCTGTTCGTCAGCCATGATTCCACAGTTTCAACCTGCGCATCACGCAAATCAAACTTGATACGACCCAACTCTGGGTGCTTAATCTGCCAGTAAGTCGAGCAGAAATGCGAAAAGGCAACAACCATCTCGTCAATCGTTGCGTTATCTGGCCCCTTGCAAAGCCGCCATTCCTTCTCGTTGAGAAGGTCCGTGAGTTCCATTAATTATTCGTAATGTCCGTAACGGGTATCCTTGGGGTCGTACCACGAGTAAACCGCGTTTGCCACAGCGGCAACACCAGCCGCCACAAGGTTCCTAACGGAGAATAGCGCCCCATCTGTGTCGGCCAGCCACGAAGTGACATACCCCAGCGACGCAAAGACAAACACCTTGATTAACGACTTGGCAATGACCTTCTGGTCAGATGTTAACGGGTATCTAAGTATCATTTTTTCCTCCGGTGATGACGGCAAAGCCGTCGGTCCAGTCTGCGTCGTAATCGAAATCCGATTCGTTTCCGTGACATGAACACTCAGGTACGGGACAGTACAGCCAGGCATCCGACATTGTTTCGTGGATGCCATAAAACCGTCCCATACCCTAAGGGGGGTTTGTTACCTGATTACGAGCAATATCAATCACATTTCGATACTTTAAGGGGGTGAGATGCGGTTAAGTGTCAGAAAAGCGACCATACTTCTGACACTTTCTGTCGGTTTCTCCCACCGAGTTGTGGACACAATAGTACCAAGGTCGGCATCATTGTGTCCACAAATACAAGGTCAAGTTATACAAACTCGACTTTGTTATACTTTCTCCTCGAACCTGTAAACAATTCTTACAAGTTGCCATGTAAACAATTCTTACAAGTTGCCCCTCGGGTCACGCACTTAAACCCCCTCGGATTGCGAAAAGGGTAGAGTTGTGGCACATCAAAACGAAACGCCACGTTTAGTATGACATAGTGAGCAGTTTATTGGGGGTCAGTGAGCAGTTTATTGAACACAATGCAATATATCGCACACATCCCCGAAAGTGTCCGAACGGACACATTACGCCTTACACCCGACACTACCGTTGGTACGGCCGCTACACTACCGTTCGTCCGTTGTCTACCCGGCGGTAGACTACCGTACCGTAGACTGCGCTACCGTTTCGGG